CGCCGACGACCCCGCCGCCCAGGACGACCTAGAGCGCATCATCCAGCTCGAACTCATCGGCACCATCCAGACCAAGGACGCCAACCGCTGGCGCTTGAAGGCCTACACCGCCATCGTCCTCAAGGAGTCCCAGGCCCTGGCGCGACTGGACGGCATCAGCTCAGGCGACTGGACGAACTAGGGGGGAGCCATGCCTGAACAGACACCCGCATACTTTTGGGTGTCCGACCAGATAGTCGGCATCGGCAGCGCCCAAACCACGCCCCACGACCTTGGCTTCGTCCCAGAGCGCGTCCTGGCCTACCTCGTCGGCGGCCCCGCCGTCTACGCCGCCCCCTCGATCACAATGGGGACGCACACCGCCACCGATATAGTCGTCACCGTCACCACCGACTGGACGTACCGCATCCTCGCGTGGGCGTAAGGAGCGACCAATGGCCGGAGTCTACTGCGACCGCTGTAAGACCCAAGTCACCCTCGAACAGGACGGCGTCTCGTGCTCTAACTGCGGCGCCATCCTCGTCACCCGCGCCCCCGCTCCCAAGCCACCCAAGCCGAGGAAGTAGCCCATGACCGTCGGCCACGACGTCAACTTACTCGCCGAGAACGTCGCAGGCACCGCCACCCTCACGGCGTTCGCCCTCCTCGGATACGTCAGCGAGACCGAGTACGTCTGCCCCTTCAACCTAGTCATCGCCCGCATCAAGCTCATCCTCACCGAGGCCCGCACCGCCGGCACCTTCCTACTGACCGTCTACAAGAACGGCGTCGCCATCCCCTACCCCGCGCCCTACAGCCCCATCTCCGCCGCCAACCCCCAATTCCACGACCTGGTCATCGACCAGTCCCAGGCCACCCAATTCCTTCTTGGCGACCGCATCAAGGTCCTCTACACCACCGTCGCCTTCACCCCCATCACCAGCGACGCCATCGCCATCCTGTCCCTAGCGAGGCCCTACGGCCCATGACCAGGCCACCCCGCCGCACCCGCTCCAGCAAAGCCATCGCCGCCTCTCTCTACGCACCCCTCGTGTCCGCCATCGCCACCGGACTCGCCGCCGTCATCACCGCCATCGGCGTCGCCGTCTCCCGCGTGATCGCGGCCATTCGTCGCAAGTGGAAGGGAGAGAAGCAATGTCCACCACCCCCTCCATAGCCAGCACCCGCCACCCCGACGGCGGCACCGCCACCGTCCCAGGCGACGACCTCCCAGGCAACCGCCAGCTCGACGACGCCCTGAACGAATGGGCCGCCAGCGGTCTCGCCCTCCTCAGACGCATCAAAGAGCGCCGCGCCAAACTCGTTCTCGCCATCCAAGACCTCGACGCCCTCGACGCCCGCACCCGCGAAGCCATCGTCACTCTCCAAGCCGCTCGTGGTGACCCCGTCGAACCATGACCACCACCATCGACGCCGTCCGCGCCCGACTACGAGTCGACCTAGACGACCTCGACCCCACCGCCTACCGCTGGACGGACGCCGAACTCGAACGCCACATCAACCACGCCCTGAACCGCATGAGCTACGAGATGCCCCGCGAGCTGTCCTCCACCCTCACGACCACCGCCGGAAGCCGCGACGTCTGGCTCATCGCCCTAGAGACGCGGATCCGCGTCAGCCGCGTCGAGTACCCAGCCGGCAACTACCCACCCACCTACGTCCGCTTTGCACTCTGGGGCGACCGCCTCACCCTTCTAGTCGACGACCCGCCCGCCGCCGAGACCGTCGTCGTCTACTGGCTCGCCGCCCACGTCCTCGATCAGTCCCGCTCCTCCCTAGACGGCCCACTAATCGACGTTCTCCTCGACGGCGCCGCCGCCTACGCCGCCTCTCAGATGGCCTCCTACGTCACCGAGCGCGTGTCGAGCGGCGGCCCGGGGGCAGATCGCGACTACGCCGCCTTCTCCACCCGCAAGATGCGCGCCTTCGACCAGGCCCTCAAACAGCACAGCTACCGCGCCTCCCTCCGACCCTCCATGCTCTACACCCCCGTCGAGCCCGCGCCAACCCAGGACACCGACCCAGGCCCATGACCCACCAGCGCGCCAAGAGCCGCACCCACGCCACCGCGCCCTCCTACCGCCGCAGCCAGCGCGACTACATTCGGCACTCGCGGCGCGTCGCCAAGCTCGAAAGGCTGAGGCACCGTCGATGCGAACGCTCCCCGCACCCCTGACAGCGGCCCAGCGAGCCCCCTCCCGCCAGCCCTACCTCCAGGTCGACATCTCCAACCGCTTCCCCGATGCCGTCGCTCCCATCTGGACGAACCTCTACACCGGAGCCGAAGCCGACGGCCCCCACGCCGCAGCCGCCACCACCAACGGCATCGTCACCAGGCTGCGCATCCAAGCCAACATCCTCTTCCTCAACTCCGACCCAACCATTCCCCCCCCTTGGTGGAGCTGGACCTACTGGCGACCCGCCACCCGCCTCTGCGCCCTCGCCAGCAACGCCAACAACCTGGCCGCCCTCGCCGTCGACCACGCTACGCCCACCACCATCTACCTATCGGAGAGCAGCGACGGCGGCGCCAACTGGTCGGCGTTCGCCCTCGCCATCACCCACACCAGCACCATCACCTACATCGCCGCCGCCATCAAGAGCAACGGCGACCTCTGCGTCATCGTCAACGACGGCACGGAGATCGCCGCCTACCGCCGCGTCGCTACCGTCTGGCAGGCCAAGGTCGTCTCTGCCGTCGCCATCACCGTCTCCGGCCTCGCCATCGACTACGAGGGCGACTGGAACTGCGTCGTGACGGGCGCCATCACCGGCCGCAGCGTCGTCGGCCGCGTCCTATTCGGCGACGGCTACAGCCAGGCCGTCGGCACATGGAGCACCCTGCTAGCCATCGTCGCCTCCATCACCATGTCCAACGTCGCCTACAGCGCGCCATCCCTCGCCTACCCCGACTGCCACCGCATCACCTTCCGTGAGAACTACACCGGCACCGTCGCCTACGACCACATCAAGATGAGCTACCTTCCGGCCACCAACGACTTCGTCGACGACGCCTGGCGCGAGCCCACCCCCGTCGCCCAAGACCATACCTACGGCCTCGCCCTCGCCTGCGTCGGCGCGTCTCCCTACCCCATCTACCTGTCCAGCCCCAGGAACGTCGACGCCGCCACCATCGTCGCCTACTCCGTCGACGTGACGGCAGACGTCCTCTCTGCCGACATCAACCAGGCCGACATGACACGCCCATCTACCAGCACGATCGTTCTCGACAACTCTTCTGGCCGATACGACACCTTGGGCTCAGGCGCCAACATCGCCATCCGCAAGGGCGCTCGCGTCGCCGTCGCTCCTGGCTACGGCGCGCTTCACTCCGACGGCCCCGCCTTCTGGATCGTCGGCCTCCATCACACCTACCCGAAGAAGGGCGGCGTCGCCACCCTCACGATCCTGGCCGACGACGCCTGGTCCTTCCTGGCGCGATGGACAGCGCCCACCACCTACACCTTCCCAGGCACGAAGAACGTCTACCAGATCTACGCCTTCCTACTCGGTCGCCTCGGCTTCGAAGCGTTCTCCGCCGGATCGTCGCCCGACTTCACCGACGTCTATCCACAGTTCACCATCACAGCCGGCACCACCGCGCTCGCCGCCCTCCGCGCGCTCTTCCGCCTCGTGCCCGACGTCCTCTTCAACCGAGCGGGCTTCGTCTACTCCCGATGGCCCCAGGCCAGCGACGCCTCAGAAGCCGCCTACGCCTGGAACCACAACCCCACCACACAGCACGAGCTCACCGCCGCCGCCTACCACGACGACATGAAGGACAGCAACCACCAGCGCGTCATAGCTGGCCCGCTCGCCAACATCATCGCCGACCGCGTAGACCTAGCCGACATCGCCCTCTTCTACGCCAGCGCCCACCAGGTCGCCGCCTCAGACGTGACCACAGGCGCACTCGCCACCGCCCGAGCTGACGCCGAGCAGCGCCGCGTGGACATCCCCGCCCGCTCCGACATCATCGTGACCCCCGTCCACTGCGGCGTCGAGCCCACCGACCCCGTCGACATCACCGACCCCCGCCTCGCACTCTCCGGCGCGAAGCGACGAGTGCTCGCCGTCAACCTCAGATACCAGCGCGACCGACCCCCCGTCTACGAACACCACCTGACACTAGGAGCCGTCTGATGGCACAGCCATCCACCCTGCCCGCCGAGTCCCTGTTCAAGGGCTTCATCCGCGCCTACTACGTCGGCACCCACACCGCCGACATCCAGCTCGCCGCCTCCCCCCGCGAGACCATCGACGGAGTCCGCGTCGCCACCCACATTCACGCCGCCGACGCCGTAGTCGACCGCGAATGCACCGTCCTCTTCTTCGGCGCCGCCAACTGCCAGGACGCCGTACTCATCGGCGTGCAGGGCGCGCTCCCTTCTGGCGGAGGAGGCGGAGTCACCGACCACGGCGCTCTCACTGGACTCGGCGACGACGACCACGCCCAGTACGCGCTCCTCGCCGGCCGCTCCACCGACCAAACCCTCAAAGGAGCGACCGGCGCCTACGGCACCCTCACACTACAGTCCACCGACCACGCCAACCGAGGCTTCGTTCGCGCCCAGGACGACCTTCAACTCCTGTCCAACATCCTCCGCGACGCAGCAGGCACCACCCGCGTCCACCTCGCCGCCACCACGCCCCACGTCACCATCACAGGCGACCTCGCCGTCCCCGCCACCGGCATCTTCGGCCCCACGCCCGACCCTACCACCTTCGCCCATCTCAAGACCGGCGGGAGTCTCACCCCTGACGTGGTCATGGCCCTGCACGCCCTCGTAGAGGGCGCGGCGACTTCAGGATGGCAGGGCACCTACGGCGTCCGCGGCCAGGCCATCGCTGCCGGCAGCCCCACCACCTCCGAAGTCTACGGCCTCTACTTCTCGGCGACCCACCAGAGCCCCAATTTGTGCGAAAAGGTCCTCGGCATCTACGTCCAGAACAGCAGCACCATCCCGGGCTCCGGCACCCTAACACAATCGGCAGGCATCTACGTCGAGTTCGCCAGCTGGGGCGGCAGCAAACCCTACACCACTTACGGCATCTACGTCGACGACCAGGGCACCTCCGGCGTCACCTACGCCTACGGCCTGCAGATAGTCAACCAGACCGGCACCGTCGTTCGCCTACTCGAAATCGGACCCGACCCTCCCTACCTACGCCTTCTCGGCGGCGCCAAACCCGCCGCCAACCAGACCAACCTCTACCTCGCCGAAGGCACCTCTCCCACCCTCCGCCGCGTCCAGTGGAAGCTCTTCTCTGCCCTAGTCGCCGCAGACAAAGTTATGGTCCTAGTCTAAGGAGGAACTCATGCCCATCAGCCACGAGAACATCATCACCACGCTCTCGCTCATGACGGCGCTCTCCCAACGCCACGACACCATCCACCAGATCGCCACCAGGCTCAGCCAGCCCCACATCTGGCGCTCAGTCGACGGCTCGCTCGTCGTCCCCATCCCGCCCAACGAGATCGCCGAGCTCGAAGCCTTCATCACCACCTACCTCGACGAGTGCGCCATACTCTACGCCACCCTACGCGCCATCCTCGCCAAGCCGTGATAGACTGTCAGCAGGAGGGAGCACATGAACGAGCTCGACAAGGCAAGAGCCATCGTCGCCCAGCACGACGAGCTGGCCGCGCTCTGCGTCCTCGTCGGCGCAGCCCAGGCCCTACCGGAGAACGATCATGACCAAGGGACGAAAGAAGGGAGCCCAACCGGGCAACCTCAACGCCCTCAAACACGGGTACTACTCGAACGCCCTCACTAAAGCCCAGGCTCTACTTCTGAAAGCTGCCGACAACCTCCCGTCTGACGACCTCTCCGGCGAGGTCGCGCTCCTGCGACAGCGCCTCTACTCGCTCCTCCTGGCCTCTCCCGACAAGCTGGAACTCCTGAACGATACGGTCCGCACCCTGTCGCGCGTCGCCGCTACCCACTACCACCTGAAAGGAAGCGACGCCGACCGCCTGACAGCGGCCATGCAGAACGTGTTGCAGTCCATCGAGACGACGCTCGGAGCGCCCGACGATGCCCGACGCTCTTGACCTGACCTCCGTAGCCCTCGCCCTGACGGCGACGGCCCTCGCCGTCTGCGCGTTCACCCTGGCCTTCATCGCCAAGACCGTGCGCGAGTGGTGGACGTGGAGGAAGTAGAGCGGCAACAACTGCCGCCCGAAACGCCGGCGGATCTCCCCGGCCGCCTATCTGACGCCACAGACGTCTGTCGGCAACCGACCGGCAACCCACCCACCGACCTAGAAGAGCGCCTACACGACGCCATGCAGGTCTACGCCGAGGCCTTCCCGTCCAGATACGACGACGACGACCGCACCCCCGTTCGTTCTCGCCCCCGACGCCGTATCCGAGCGCTCCCATTCGTTTCCCGCGCCGCCCCATTCGTTCCACGCCCAACGGGGCGTCCTCTGTCCCCTTCGTCCTCACTGTAGGCCCGCCTCACGGCGGGCGCCGACCACCCTTCACCGCGGCCTGGCCTCCAACGGCCGGCCGCCTGGCGTCCCGCCAGACCTGGTAAGGAACGCGCGGGGCCGCCTGTCGTTCGCGCCAGGCGGCGTAAACGTCCCGCGCGAGCTGCTCTTGTATCCGCCTGGGCATCTTATTCTGGCAGGGGGTGCCGCTCCCACCGCCGCAAACCCCACGTCACCCCCACTCACTCGACCGTCCACGTATGCCGCAACCCTCATAGTTTGTTTCTCGGATTTGGCTCGTGAATAGGTAAATCCTCCAAACAAACTAGGCAGCGGTGATAGCCGGTGGGGGTTTGCAGCGCGCGGCACCCCCTGCTGCCCCAGTCAATGCCCCGGCGGTCGCTGGTCCGCCGTGGTGGCCGCGCTGCGGCGCGGGGGGTTCTTGGGCGCGGCGTCTTTCGGGGCGCCGCGCTCTTTCTTGGCCGGAGGTGTGTTGTGTCTTGTGGTTCGGCGGCTCTTGCGTTTGAGCGGGTGCGGTTCTGGGGCGGGTGGCGGTGGTCGGCTGCGGTTTCGTGTTCGGCCTGCGGGCGCGCCTTCTGGTCGTACTTGGGCTTGTATTCGCTGTGTCCTTCGTGCCGCCGGGCGCGTCTGGCGGCTCGGCGCGCCGCTCGCCTCGTTCGCAGGGCCACGCCATGAACCCGCTCATCGTCGCCTTCGTCATCTGTGCATTCGCGTTGCCACTTCTATTGCATTTCGCCGGAGACGGCAGAAAGGAGAAGGTCAAATGTCTATCGAGGCAAGCGTGGGAGAAAGCCCGCTCACGGAGTGCAGCGTCTGTAAGACCCACGTCATCCCCGACGAGGCCGTCCCCACTCCCAGAGGCACGGTTTGTATCTGGTGCCACAACATCATCAACCGCTGGGACTCTCTCTCACCTCTCACCCGAGAGGCCATTCGCCTCGGCGCGCGCCTCGTCAGTCCACGTCGATGACCGCCTACCACTCGCAAAGCTACGACGCCTGCTCGTGCCAGGTTCACCACCTCATCGCGCCGTGTGGATCGTGTGGCGAGCGCCTTCCGGTCTGCCAGCTCGCCTCGGAGAAAGCTCTTTGCAGCCGCTGCCTTGCGCAGCTATCGCTCCGGCCCTGTCGGAGCAGAGAGGAGCCAACGTCATGGGTTACTCCGATATGCCGTTCAGCATCACCAGCAAGTTCAGCGTCCCTGGCGGAGCTGAGCACCTAGTCACCCTGCGCGCCACCAACGCGCAAGACTTCAAGATACGCCTCCAGGAAGCCGACGAAATCTTCCCCACCGCAGGCTTCCTCACGTGGCTAGACCAAGCCCCAGACGTCGCCCCCTGGGCCGACGAGGTCGACCCCCAACCCGACATCACCCCAGACCAGGCCAAGCGCCTGGCCGACACAGCCGCTCGCCTAAAGGCCCACGCCGAGGCCAACGTCAAGGCCCAGGCCAGATCAGCCCAGGCCCGCATCACCAAAAAGGCCAACGGCAACGGCAACGGCGATGTCCAGCACCGCGACCCCCCCATCCTACCCGACGGCCAGACCCCCTTCGAGCCCCGCTGTCCCGTTCACGGTCGCGCCGCCAACTCTCGCTTCGGCCCATCCGGTTCCGTCTACTGCCCCACCCAACTGGAAGACGGCTCGTACTGCAAGTGGAACTGGAAGCCAGAGCCCGCCGTCCGCCAGGCCGTGCCCGCTGGCGTCAACTAGCAGCTAGTCGGGGGGCGCGCATCCGTCACCACGCGCAGAAAGCTTCGTCATGCCACGCCCACGCAAGACCCAGGGCATCGAGCCCACTGGCCCGACCACGCCGGCCACCGACGACTTTGTTGTCCACCGCCTCACGTTCGACGCCCGCTGTCACCTAGTCGAGGAGAGCACCTTCCTCACGGAAGCCGAGCTCAACGGAGTCACCCTGAACCAACTGCTACTCCCGATCGGCAACGGCGAGAGGCCCATCGAAGGCCCGCTCTTCGACACCAACGCAGAAAGGAGCGACCCGTGAAGACAATCATACGAGCGAAGCGTGGGAAGGCCGAGCACGTCGTGAACGTGGCCACGATCATGGTGCCCGACCTGTGCCACCTAGCGATGGCTCTCCAGGAAGAAGACCAGAAGGACGTGCTCGAATGCTAGCACCTGTGCCACGACCTACTGCGGGCGGTCAAGGACGCCCCAGACGACCTCCCCTTCCAATAGCCCCCACGAGAAAGCGGCGCGTCGGTTCGACTCCGGCGCGCCGCCCCCCTTTTCAGGCTCCCGACTCTAACCCGCCGCCTCTTCCAGCAGACGCACCAGCGGCGAGTACCTCTTGTGCTGAGCGACCACGTCCCGCATCTCCAACTGGACGTAGATCGATGTCGTCCTGATGTCACTGTGCCCCAGGATGCGCTGCAAACTGAACTGATCGCCACCCGCTCGGATGTAGAGGCGGCCGAAGGTATGCCTCAGCAGGTGCGGCCCGCCCTTCTGAACCCCCGCCCGTTGCAGGCACCGCCGCACCGCTAGATATGCGCCCTTCGTTGTCAGCGGCCCGCCCCAGGCCGACCGCCAGGGAAGCTCGACCCCCAAAAGCGTCCACCGCATCCACTCCGACAGCGGGATCTCCCGCCGCCCCGTCTTGCCCTCGACCCAGAACGTATCCTCCCCGACCCACTCCCACCGCATCGACATCAGCTCGCCCAGGCGGATGCCGGTGTCCAGCAGCAGCGACAGCATGACCTTGTCACGCCGACAGAGCGCCGCCGCCATCACCCGCCGCACCTCTCCCACCTCCAACCCCATCGGCGGCGACCGCCGGACCCGAGGCGGCGTCACCGACCGCACAGGGTTGACCACCACCAGACGCCGCCGCTCCAACCACCCGTAGAAGGCCCGAATCGCTCGAAAGTAGGCGTGGCGCGTCCCCTGAGACGCACCAGGAAGCCCAAGAAACTCCTCGACCTCCCCCGCATCCAGGGGCAACTCACTCCGACCACGCAGAAATCGCTCTAGCAGCCGCCCATACCAGTCGACCGTGACCGGAGACAGACCACGCCCCCGGCACCCAGTCAGGAACTGTCCGAGCGCGCCCGCAGCAGAAACGCCAACTGCTTGGCCCGCGACAACCGCCGCGCCTCCAACTCTTTCACCCACGCACACGTCGCCCAGTGCGGCCCCAGGTTTTCGTCGACCGCCAACCAAGACCCGTCCACCCTCTCGATCCACGCTATCGGAGCACCGCATCCAGCACACCTACTTGTAAAAGACGTCGGGAGCCCGTCCCCATTACTCACGACAAGCCTCCCGCACCAGGTGGCGGATCAGCGCGCCCACCGAGCGGATCGCCGCCCGCTCCTCCTTCGACATATAGTCGACTTCCACCAGCGCCGACCAAATCGCCGCGTTCGGCATCTGCCGCACGAACCCCACCGCACCAACAAACCCATACCGGTGCAGGTAATGCACCAGAGCCACCTGATCCTCCGTCAAACCCAACTCTCGCGCGCGGCGAGCGTCCGCGCTCTCGCCCCCGTTTGCTGTTGGTGGTGTTGCTGCTGTTGGTGTGCTGCCGGTGTTTGGTGTGTGCGTGTGTGTGTAGCGCTCAGAAATTGAAACCGGAGAGCGATCAACGCCCTCCGGCCGCTCTTTTTGGGGCATGGTATCTGACCTCCTTGGACAAGGTGGCCCGATTTTAGACCCGCCCCACTACCTTGTCAACCCCTGAAAACCAGCGTCCCGCCCGACCAGAGGAAACCTTGTCCAAGGAGCTTCGACGGTCGGACGGGACTGACTGGTCCTATTATACCAGACGCCCTCCACGTCTGGGGCTGGTGCCGAGGGGCAGAGTTGAACTGCCGACACCGTGATTTTCAGTCACGTGCTCTACCACCTGAGCTACCTCGGCCAGCCAGCTCAATTCTAGGATGACCTCCAAATGAGTGTCAAGGCAGTGT